AGGCTCCAGACATTCCATCCCATCTGTCTGGTAGTATACTGTGTACTAGAAAAGCCTGCTGTACCTCTAAAGGGAAACTGCCAATTTCTGGAGGCATTTTCTCGGGGTCAGGTTCTTCTCCTAATTGCTCACAAATACTAAGGTATTTATCTAAATCGATACTAAAATCTTTATAGTATCTACTTATTAAAGCAAGTACTAATTCTACTTGCTTTGAGTAAAATTTTCTAGATCACCTACAGTTTCTGATACCCAATTATCAAAATCACTAGAGTTTTTCATAAGTAATTCTGCGTTCTCTTGAGTCCAAGGAAGTTCGTCTTTAGGGTCAACTTCTGATACATCTACTAATAGAAGCTCTTCTAAATGTGTATATGTTAATCCTTTCCACCCTTTGATAATTGCTTTACAATATTCTGTTAAGAATTTATCATTATCAAGTGCTTCTTCGTATTGTCGAGTTTTTTTATTAAAAGTCTGTTTTACACTTTTATTTCTTAATTTAAGCAATTCTTCTCTTGCTAAATAAGTTAACTCAACCGAGAAGTCATCAATTCCTGGATAGTCTATTTCTACTGTTTTACTGGGAGTCAGTAAACTCCTAAGTGATACTGGTTCTGTCGCCTTCTTCGGCGCTTTTACTGTTTCGTTCATTCTATTTCCTAAAAGGAAGGGTGGGTAGTAACATCCCACCCTGTTAAATTTTTAATTACGCTGCGGTGTAGGTTACTGCTACTTCGTTTGCCGCGGTCGCGTCTCCTGCTGATAAATCCGTGGATAAACCATGGAAATTAACATCAACACTGATCACATCCTCTAAACTATGAGCGGGTAACTCAAGATGTGCTCTTGCAACATCAACGTTGCATCTAGGTGTATTACCTGAACCACCAATACTAAATGTCATATCAAAAACATTTGTAATGATGCCCCTAGCTTCTTGAATATTTTCAAATAAGTCTAGAGAACCGTTTGAAGCGCTGTTAAGATAACATGTAAAGTTACCACTAACAGACCTCGTACCCATAACGTGTCCTGCAGGTGTATTAACCTGACCTAGTGTTTCCGGGGTTAAGTACGCTAGATTGTTTTCTATCGTAATATTTCCACCAGTTATTGTTAGTGCATATGTTACATCATCAGTTCCTAGAGTACCTGTTTTGTCTCCAGTCGTTTCTGACGCATCATATTTAATCGCTAAATCTGTCAGTTTCTGTCTAATATAGTTATTAGAGAAACCAACTCCTTCATTTATCACACCTGAGACGGTTGTCCCGCCTGCTGTTGTTGTAAGACTCGCAACTTCCTCAATAGTTTGACCATTTCCAGACCAAGCAATTTGTGCAAGTCCGTCAATATCAAAATCAATTGAAGCTGTTCCAACTGAACAGTTAGCCAGTTTATAAACTGTAACTCCTTCTGTTCCTGTTGCGTACGTAGCAGTAGCAGTGTCTTTTGCTGCTCCTAGTACGAAGTACATATCAAATTGTCCCAAAGTGGAATAATTTGAATTTGCAAAATTAAATGCTTGTGATGTTCCACCCGCGAAGTCTCCTCCGCATGCTCTGTCATAAGTGTTTGCACTCATAGCAGCCCATAGTGGTCCTTCCACTGCAAATATCTTACCAGCATCTGCGTGATCACCATTTGTATAGTGTGCGTTTGCTCCTGATACTGTAGGTCTCATATAAGTCGTAAATGCCCATTCGGCTGGTGCAAAAGAGTCTGTAAACATTGCTCTTCCTCTTTTACTTCCGCCGGTTGAGTTTGCCGCTTCACTCAGAGTAATCTCCGAGGTATTAGTTGCTTGACTAAAGGAGAACCCATCTAGTACAGGAATTTCATAGAGTGCGTTTTTACTGTCTGCAGTATCTTCCTGCCACTTCATGAATACTTTTGTATCTCTACTAAAGAAAAATGCCATTATTTTCTCCTATTTTCTCTCTGAAAAGAGCCTTGCCAAGTAATTACTTAGCTCCGCCTATTTTCTTTTTAGTATCGGATCTCGGCTGTGATTTCTCCCACACCCAGAGGCTCCAAAACACCTTCGTCTGTGTCTATTGTTAAAATTGTAGTTAAAACAGTAGACTGAGACGCTCCTGTTGAATCTGTATACGTTAAAGGATCATTATCCTCAAGTACAGTTTCAACGTCTTCTAAGACTTCTTCAAGTGCTAAAATGACATCATTCGCGTCACTAACATAACACCTAATTGTTAATCCTAGATTTCTAAATCTGAAACCACCACCATCATAGTCTCGAGTTTCTGCTCCTGCTCCTAATTGGATAGAAGGGAACTCTGTGGTTTCATCCCAAAATTTTAGTCTTTCTTCGACATCGGTTACCGATGTCCTCATTGGAGGTTGACCATTTAACTCCAATCGTAATTTTTCTGCGAGTGCCTTTATTATAGCTCGTCGTCGCGTCGAATATGTTCTTGCGTCAGCATTTGCCATTATTAAATTCTCCTCACTCTACCTGTAAATCTTTCGTTCATTATTTGAGTTGCTAACTCTCTTATACTTTGTCCTATTAGCAATCTCGGGTCTCTAAAAGTGCTTCCTTGAGCAAAACCAGGTTCAAATGTTTGATAAGGATACTTCATATAAGTATAATCAATATTCATACCCCCTCTTGATCCCTGTGTTACATTTGTAACTTCTGCGCTTCCTGCAAATCTACCAGTTCTAAATTGAAGTGTTTTTCCACCCACCATTTTACTAGCTACTGCTCTTGGTAGTAAAGTGTTTAACAAAGTTCTTAAAGCTATTGGACTAGTTCCTGCCTTTGTTTGCACTCGGCTTTTCATTGCCTTTGTAGGTCTAACTTTTTTACCTACATACTTTTTAAGTAATCTAGCTCCCTTCTTTGCGGCTAATAAACCTACTGCATCAATCTTTTTTTGTTTAATATTGTGCTTTTTATATTGAGTAACTTTTTTATTTAACTTTGTTTTAAGATTTTTATTTTTACTTTTTCTTAACCCTTTAGTAGTTTTTAAAATAGCTTCAGCAGTCGCAACTTCTTCAAGATTTTCTAAAGGAGATTTAGGACTTGTTTGAAAAGTCGAATCATGTGCATATGCGTCTTGCAACTTACCAGAGATTTCATCTAGTATTTCATCTATTTCCTTTGAATCTATATCACCGTCTCTTTTACCCGGCCTACCTATTTTTAATCTTATTCTATCAACTTTTGAAACTAAAAGACCAGTCTTTTTGTCTCTAGTTAAAACATCAAATTCAGCTTCTAATGCATCTTCTACCGCTCTCTGTGCTGTAGTATATTTTTTAGGCATTCCTGGAGGAGTTCTTCCAACCGTATCCCCATCTTGTATTTTAGGATTTGTAGCTAAATAAGCTAAAAAATTAGTTTCGGCTACTGTTCCTGATGTTTTGCCTGCTGCAGGTTGCCCTGTTTTTGGAGTTAACTCAGATCCAACGTGATGTTGCCAAGGAGCGTCTACATTCTCAAAATCTTGACCAGTTCTATCTAGATTTTGTATACTGGCTCCTCTAGGACTTGTTTTCTTTATTTCAGCTAATAATTCTTTGGCTAATCTAGTAACAAGTTTTCTAGCAAATACATTAGTATTATTGGTATAGTCATCAGTGGTACTCCAAATATCTTCAGTAAAACGATAAGCATTTCTAAATCCAACTATAACACTCTTGCTATCCGTAGAAATTACAACACCTACAGCCCACTTTTCATTGCCACCAAATCTTCTATCTACATAACGTTGCCACGCTTTTTCACTAGTAAAAATTTGGGTTGGATTTATTCCTTTAATATGGTTTCTTGCCATAGTAGTTGCCATCTGCTTTATATTTCTTCTAGCATAAACCGTATCAGCCATTGCCATTGCTTGATCAACTGCTGCTTTAGTCCATAAATCGTCAAGATCATTAGTCTTTTTAAAAGCTGCGTCTTGAACCATATAAACCATTGCTTCAGTTATCCACTCTTTTTCAAGTATTATATCAGTATGGTATTGCCCATGCTGATCAGCACGTAGTTCTTTATACCTCGGAGCAGCTCTTGCTAGCTCCTCTTTAAGCATTTCTACTACGAAAGCAATTGCCATTAGATAACAACCCTATATAAATCTAGTATTCTTTTGATATGGTCTGGAAAGTCAGTATTATTTCTAATTCCTGCTGTTCCTTGATTAACCATCTGAGCACCCCCGAGAGTTCTTCGCTCTTTGTGTTCATCTTTCATATAATAATTTACTAGGTCAAATATAGCGAGTTGTAAGTCTTTTGGTGTAGCACTATAGCCTGCATTGTAGGTTATCTTTACAGATCCTACTCCTTTTGCCCAATTCGCCCTTTCTCCGTTTTTAGTGGTGCGAATTATTGCATCTGCCTCCATGTCAGCATAGTATTCATAATTACCAGTCGTTAACTCGTTATAAGCTCCCGAATATGCTGTTCTTTCTTCAACTTTATCAATTGAAGTCAGAGGACTTTCACTAACAATTATTATGCTAGTATATAAATCTTCTATTGTAAACGTTTCTACTTTATCAGTAGAAAAGTAATCTAAAAATGTTGTTCCACAATATTTTTTGACAAGATCACTTATTTGTGGTATAATTACATTGAGGCGGTCGTCGTCTTTTTCACCACGTATTCCTTCCGCATCTTTATATTCGTATACTGTTACTAAGTCTGTCATAATTAATCTTCTCAAAAAATATTGTATGGGGGCGAACCCCCATACAAAATTCTTAACTATTAGCTAGCTTTGTATTTGTAAGCCCACTTAGAAGTTGCGCCTGCGATTAAATCGTCAAACCCAATTCTTTGTGAAGCAACAAGCACTCTGCGTTGATTCGCTACTTC